GGGTTGTAAGTGACGTTTTTCAGATACCTGTCTACCTCTGCGCGGCACTGGTCAAATGTGTACACTTCGGTTTCCACTCCGGTGTTCAAGCGCCTCACAGCATCGCCCATCTCCGCGACTTTGTATTTCGTTGCAGTGCCATTTTTCTCGCGGATAGCTGCTGCAATGTCCTGTACGGCGGTTTCTTCGTAGAGCTTTTTCATCTCAATAGCTCACCTCCGTGCCATCGGCGATGGTGCCAACGATTAGATTACCAGCCTTGTCATGCGCGGTCGTGCCGGACAGCAGCGCGTCCGCCGTGACCGTATCGGCTGTCAGGTCGATCAGCGCCCTGCCGTCATATACGATTTTGCTGACTGCCATATCGTCACCCGATCGTCACGGTCATTCCGCCCGCAGGGTTCGCGGCCTCCGCATAAGGGATCTCCGCGACTGTCACACCCGACAGATAGTCATAGCCGCTGTCGGGCTGGATAGTCTGCGCGGTTGTCTTCGGCGTAGCGCTTTTGGCCTGCGCCTTGATCGGTTCGCCGGAGTATCCGCCCTCCACACCGAGGATGGTCACGCCCGCTTTGATGTTGCCCGCGATGATTTTTGCCTGTTCGGTGCTGCTGATGCCCACCTTCCCGCCGCCGGTGTGGTAGCCCGCCGGGACGGTGTACTCGCCCGTTTTGGTGGCGATCGTTCCCGTCACAGCGCCGCGGTTCGGCATCGTTCCGGTTTTCTTCGCGCCCTTCACATACGCCGTCTTGCCGAGCAGGATATCGCCTTCTGCGGCAGTGGCGTCGCCGGTGGCGGCGTCATACGCGCAAGTGCCGGTGATCTCCTCTCCATCTTTCCCGTGTGCCGTCACGCCCGCCAGCAGTTTGTCCGCGGCCACGGTGTCGCCGGTCAGGTCGATCAGCACGTTGCCGCCATAAATGATTTTACTGTATGCCATAGTCAGCCTCCAACGATAAAAGTTACGCCGCCAGCGGCGTTCGGGATCTCCCGCGTTGGGATCATGTCGATGCGCACATCGTCGCGCATTGTCTTGCTACGCGTTGGCAGCGTCTGCGCCGTGATCAGAGGCGTCACGTCATATGTGCCGTCGTAGTAGTCCGCAGTACCATCCACGCGCTGGAAATTATCAAATGTCAGTTCCAGCGTTTGATGAGTCTGTTTAAATGCCACATCAATCCGCATCAGATCACTCCATTCTTGAGCACGCGGTCTGTTGGCAATGTGTATACACGTGTTGCAAGTGCCTCGCCCCCAGCCGTGCGCACGCGCACCTGCAATTCTGTCCTATCGCCGTGCTGCAGCTTGAGCGTCTCTTCTTGCGTCAGACGCAGTGTCACAGTATGCCCAGCACACTCACAGTCTGTCAGAGCCTTATCGATCACCACGCTACCACTTTGCGCAAATGTGATATACCCGGCGGCAATTTCGGCGGTCGGCATCGGCAGCGTAAACTCAAATGTCGGCGTAGTGCCACGTATCACGATATTTCACTCCTTTCAATTGCGCCGTTAGCCGTTACTTGTACTTTCCCACGACGTAATAACTAATGCGCGGTTTCACCACGGTCGCTGGATTCGGCCGCGCCAGCGCATACGCCGGTGCACTGGTTTTGAGATTGTCGGCCGCGCTGAACAGCGAGATCAGCCACGCATCCCCGCTTCCGCCCATATACGATGCCGTCACCGTCGGTTCTTCTGTGAACGAAAACGGATACTGGCGTGCGCTGACGTTCACGGCAAGGCGCATCCACGTGCCAAAGTACAGCGCCCCCCATGCCTCGTCGATCGTCAGCTTATCCGTATCGAACTTCGCCCACATCTCGGCGATGCCGTTACTCCACTTGCGCCACGCCCACTTGCCGGTCTTGCCCTGGGCAACGACATAGTCCGCGCCAACACCCGATACCGACGATCCGGAAGGGCCGCTATCGGACGTGTTGTAGCTGCTGCCGGATTCGACGCTATTCCCGACCGATGTTTTGCCGGAAAAAACGAATGTGTAATCCGTGATGATTGACGGGTATTCTCGGCCGTTGATGTCCTTGACGATGACCTTGTCGAAAATGTCAAGGCGCGGATCAGACGGAAGATCGCCAGAAAATTTATATACCGGCTTTTCTTTCAGCTGCGCGTACAGCGACTCGGAAACAGCTTCGGCCGCAACGGTGATTGACCCGGCCGGCCCTTCGATACCCAGCCACAGGTTATCGTCGTTCAGTTCAATGACATAGCCGCCGGAACCGGAAAAGTATGTGTATTCCTGCCCGTCACTGGCGAACGTCTTTTTCACGCGCACGCCTGTAACTTCTACCGGCGTTTTCGCCACCTCTACAGGGTTGATCCACTGCGTAAGCGTCACATCTGCCGCAGACGTGATCGGGCGCACAAACAGTGTATTTCCAGACACCATGGCATTGCCTCCGCAGGCCAGCGCAATTGCTTCGATTACTTGCCGGATGGTGTGTTGTGCGTCCACGGTCGCCAGCCCGTTATACTGCAAACCGTGCTGATAATCCATTGGGCCGGGCGTCAAGCCAAGCTGCTGCGCCGCCAGCTTCCACAGTTCCATATATTCGTGTTCGCCCTGCATCACTGCCGGACACAGCACGTCCGCCGCCTTCATGGCGTCGTAGCAGGTCAGCGTGGTGACTTCGTGCACGGTTTCCACTTCGTACACCTTGAAGTGGCCCATGTCCACCATGCGTTCGATTCCGTCAATGGTGATTGCCGCTTTCAGATGTGCCGTAGCCCCTTCGTACAACGACCAATAGTCGGCGTTTGACCACCCGATGTCGTACATTTCAATTGTCGCGCATTTGCACACAGATAGCCCGACGGGGTAGCTGCCGGATGATGTCTGCGCCGAGATCTTCGTGCCGCCCGGGCGGAAAGACTGCCGGCCTACCTGCAGATACTGCCCAGCCTTCAGCGTTACAGTTTCACCGTTCCTCTCAAACGTGATATCGTGATCCCACGTAAAAGATGCTTCGACCACAAAGTTCGTCTGCGATGGGTAGACGCTTGTGATTTGACTTTCGACTGTTCGCATATCATGTCACCCCCAATCACGTCAGCGGATTGACGCTGACCATGTTAAAATCCAGGGACGTAAACAACTCTTTGCCTTCGTTCAGCCGGCCAATGTCAAGCTGCCCCTTGCCGACGTAAAACCACGACGTACACCACGCGCCATAATAAGCGGAAAAGTAGTGCAGCTGGAATTGCTGGCCTTTGGCGATGATCTTCAGGATCTGCGACAGCATAGTTTTGCTGATCGACGCCCGGCTATATCCAAGTGCCTCGACCGTGAATAGCGGGCTGACGACGGCCGCGCCGGTCTGGGTGCGGCCGCTGTCCTCCGTGTAGGTCGTTTCAAAGTCATACGACAGCGCGCCGGAATCCGGCTGCGGAAGCACCAGCCATTCATCCGACGGACTTTTTCGAATTTTAATGTATTCCTGTGCCATGTGTTACACCGCTACAAGCGGGTTTTTGCCCGTTTGCCCTTTCCGCAATTTTGCTTCGGTGATGACTTCATCAAACAGTGTGCGGCGATCCAACCGGGCGATAAACTCGTATCGGCTGCCAGCGCCGCCGGCTTCTTCGCGCACGATCTGGCGCAGCAGAGATTCCGGCGCTTCTAGGTTGTTTCCGTTGCGCTGGTCGCCCAACACGGCCAAGAACTGCCGGTTCGCCGGAATGACCGCGCCGCGCGCCAGCATCGGGATCTGCGGCACTGGCAGTGGATTCACGCCCCACAAATTCTGGAACGGTGAAATGCCGAGGAAGTGCGCGTTGCGGATCGTATTCAGCATGAAATTGATCCTGTTGAACGGCACGGCGATGATCGTGTTCATGCCGCGGATAATTGCATTGACGACCGTGCGGAAGGTGCTTTCGATGCCCTCCTTGATGCCTGACCAGATACGGCCGCCAGTCGAAAACACGTCTTTGACCTTCTGCCATGCGTCTCGGAATTTGCTCTGAAACCACTCCGGCACAGACTTGAAGGCGCTTTTGATTCCATCCCACGCAGCCACAGCGCCGGATGAGACCTTTTCCCACAGCCCCCTGAACCAGTCCTTTACGGCCGTCCATTTTGCGATGAGCCAATCCACTGCCGCCGCGGCACCTGCTTCCACGTTAGCAAGATGTTGCTCAAAAGCCGCATCGATACTGCTGATCGTTTTACTGATCCATTCCTTTATGGACGTCCATTTTGCGACGATCCACACGACCACTGCAGCTATAGCGGCAATCAGCAGCGGTATCCACGCCCCTGTGATGATGGCAATAGCGCCGCCAATAGTTAGCAGCGCCACGGTAATAGCCGTAAGATTCTTATTGTTGAAGCCGTTTTTAATCACATCACGAATTGCCACGCCAAGAAGGACAAGCCCCGCGACGATTGCCGTGATTGCTCCACCAAGCACACCAAATGCCATCCCAAGCCCAGTGACAGCCGCAGCAGCGCCGATGATGTACCCTGTCAGATTGTCGAAATTTATGCCGTTTTTAAGCATATCGACAACGTTGATGGCCATCAGGACAGCCCCCGCGACAGCAAGCGCCAGCTGCTTTGCTTTCGACAAATTCCCCAGGAACTTCTTTCCGATTTTCCACGCAGCGAATCCAGCGGCCACCGCCGCCACATACGGTGACAGCTCGCGGACAACGGCTGCAATCTTGCCGATTTTTCCGGTGTCGACCTGATCGGACAAATCAAATTTCGGCGCCGCACCAGATGACCCGCCTCCACCTCCGCCACCGGAACTATCGTTCGATTCCCAGCGGTTCATTTCGTCCAGCCCGGAAAGCTGTTTTTTTGCCTTCTCGGCCGCATCCCCTGCGGCCTCGGTTGCGGAAGCCTGATTATACAGTGCCTTTGCAGATGCATCCGCTTGTGACGCCGTTTTGCCAAACAACGAATTAGGTTTTTATACAAGGGCATAATTATAAAACACAACAAAACCGAGCCAACCTACACTAAAACGTCGCTATTTCTTTGTGAAAAGCGACGTTTTTTTATGGCCCGGACTGAGAAAGGAGTGGTGACAACCATATAATCTAAAAAAGAAAGGGGGAAGTTTTTTCGTTAGCCAGGCTGAGAGGTCTGGCTTTTTTCATTTCAAAACAAGGAGGTTAGCGAATGGCAGATGACAAACTGAAAGCAGGCCCGGAGTCCCCTGGCGAGGGCTCTGTTGGGGATGCTCAAACTGTGACGAAGCCCCCTGTCCCGGAAACGGTAGAGGAGCCCGCAGCTGGCACCGGCCCGGTACGCCAGCCGGAACAGTCTGTTACCCCTGGAATGGGCGGGGATGTTCCAGCCCAGCCTGCGCCGCAGGTTGAAGCTGATAAGGTGGAAAAATCCCCCGACCAGGATAAAAAAGTGGAACCGGAGGAAAAGACGGCAAAACGCCGGGGCCGTCCCCCCAAGGAGCAGGATTCTCCCCAGGGGGACAAACCGGAAAAGGGGACGGGGCCCCGCACAGGCCGCCCGGCTAAGGCTGACAAGGCGGCCCGTGGCAAGTCCCCGTCCCATGGTGTTCTGGACAAAGTGTCCAGAGGTGTGAAAAAGGACAAGGACAAAGAAACAGGCTCCGGGGGTGTTGGGCCCGGTGTGAAAGCTCCAAAGGGCAAACCTGCCCCGGTCAAGGAGGCGGAGGCCCCCGCCCCGGAGATTAAGCTGCCGCCTACGCCGGAGGTGCCGCCCCGCCCGGTGGAGCAGGGAAAAATCGTCTATTTGAAACTGTCAGAGCTTCATCCATTCCATACCTTGCGGGATCACCCCTTTAAGGTGCAGGACGATAAGGCGATGGACGATCTGGTGGGGACGATCAAGGAACACGGCATTATGACCCCCGCTACCGTCCGCCCGGAAAAGGACGGCAAGGGCTATGAGATCATCGCGGGCCACCGCCGCTGTCATGGTGGTGATCGGGCTGGACTGGATGAAATTCCCTGCATTGTCCGTGAGATGACCGATCTTGAGGCTGTCCGTGAAATGAAGAACAGCAACAAGCAGCGGGGCGACCCTCTCCCCAGCGAATTGGCAAAGCTCCTGGATTTGGAGCTGGAGGCCATCAAGCGCCAGGGGGCCCGGCCCAAAAATGACAAGGAGGCAGAGGCCCTGGGTAAGCTCTCAGTGGAGATCGTGGGCAAGGAGCATGATATGAACTATAAAAAGGTGCTCCGCTATGTTCGCCTTAACCATCTTGTTCCGGAGCTTCTGGAAAAGGTGGACGCTAAAAATATGGGCTTTATGCCTGCTGTGGAGCTGTCGTATATCAAGCCGGAAAACCAGCGGCTTATCGCCGTGTCCATTGATGGGGAGCAGTCCTCCCCATCGGTCAAACAGGCAAAACGGCTTCGGGAGCTCGACCAGGAGGGCCTGCTCAACGGCGATGTTATTGACGGCATTTTGAGCGAAGAAAAAAGGGAGGTTGACAACGTGATCATCAGTACCGACGAACTCAACAAGTATTTCGGCAAGGAGGTCACTCCTGCCAAAATGAAGGAGCAGATCATAGCCCTGCTGGACGAGTGGAAAGAGAAACAGCCGCCCGAACTGGCAAAGCCGGAGAAGAAGAACGAGCTCGATAAGTGACCGGGCCCCGCTTCTGGACACTTTGTCCAGAGGTACGCGCCCTGCGCTTGGGATGGGCTCTGCGGTGATATATCCCCCGTCGCCGGGGTTTATGCTGCACAGCCGGGAGTGGGCCGTCAAGGGGCGGAACGCCCGCCGTTTGCGGCGGCCTGCCCTTTACGGCCTGCCCCGGCTGTGCTATTTCCGGCAAGCGGCGGGGGTATATCCTCCAGAGCCGCCCCCTTTCCCTGGATAGGGAAAGGGCGGGGGGATAGGGTTGCCCCTACCTATATGAAAGAAACGGAGGTTTTGATTATGAAACGACCCCTTGCGTATGTGACCGCTGCATGGCGTGGAGGCGAGTGCGAGGTCATGGAGCAGGCAGCTAAATACTGCCGCATTGTCTATGATGCGGGATATTCCCCCATCTGCCCTATGCTCTATCTGCCGCTGTTCCTCAATGACGCGGTGCCGGAGGAGCATAAAAGCGGTATTGATATGGGGCGCGACCTGCTCCGGCGCTCCCGCGTGCTGGTAGTCTGCGGGAGCTATGTGAATGAAGCGGTGAAAAATGACATCGCTGTGGCCCAGCGGCTGGGGATCACCGCCACCACCCTGGACGGCATCCTCACCGTCAAGGGCCAGAGGCAGTGCTGATATGGCGTTCATTGAGGCGTATGTCACCAACCTGGGGAAATACAACGAGGGTGAGCTGGCAAGTGAGCCGTTGAAATTCCCCACGACTACCGAGGAAGTACAGGCGCTCCTTAAACGGATCGGCGTTGACAATATCCAGTATGAGGAGATTTTTATTGCCGACTATGACGGCGACCTGCCGGAACTCAACGCCTGCCTGGGAGAATACGAAAGCATTGACGAGCTCAACCATCTGGCCTGCCTGCTCTCCGAGCTGGATAAAAGCGATTTGGAAAAGTTTGAGGCGGCTGTTGCCAGCGGCGAGCATACCTCCGGCGTGGGCGACCTCATCAATCTGGTGGAAAATCTGGATTGCTACGATTTCTATATCGGCGTGTCTGATGATGAAACCCTGGGCCGCATTTACGCGGAGGACATGGAACTAATCAACATTCCCGAAAACCTGCGGGATTATTTCGATTATGAGGCGTATGGCCGGGATATGCGGATCAATGAGGATGGCGGGTTTGTCAAAGGCGGTTTTTTCCTCCCCAACGGCAGCCAGTTTATTGAATACTACCACGGGCTGGAGGACATTCCAGACGAGCACAAGGTTTTTGCTTATCCGCAGCTTTCCATCCGGGAGCAGATGGCGGCTTATAAAGAAGTCATTGACCGTTTTCCCCAGGCGGCGGAACGCCCCCGCCCGGAGCAAAGCCATACAGACCGATAGCGGCACTTCTGGACACATTGTCCAGAAGTGCTTTTTTCGTGTGGAAGGAGGGATAAGGGCTGATAGACGAGGACGTTTCCAGACGTACCATAGCAGTATCTATTAAGGCAAGCAAGCTCACGGCGCGGGGGCTTGCCTATGTTCTCCAGGCGGTAGGCCGGAAGATCGCCAAACACCACCGGGCCAAGCAGACGCCCCACGGCAGGCAGACGGTGGGGCAGCTCATGGGCCACGGGGCCGCCACCAACAGTATCGAGGTGGAGGCCCCGGCCCTCTTTGACCGGGTGGCCCGGAAATGGAATGTGGACTACGCCTTTTATCAAGTCGCGCCGGATAAGCACCTGCTGTTCTTCAAGGCGGGGCAGGCCGACGCGATCACAGCCTGTTTCTCCGAGTATTCCAAACGGCTGCTAAAGCGCACCAAATCCGCAAAAGCCCCCATCCGGGAGCAGATCAAGGAGGCCGCCGCAGAAGCGGCCCGCCAGCCCGCCCAAAAGCTGGAACGCACAAAGGAGGCGGTGCATGAGGACAGGTAGCGTCAAAAAATATGTGATACCAAACATCCCCTATTTGTTTGTGCTGTGGGCCTGCCTAAAGCTGGGGACGGCCTACCGGCTGGCCGCTGGCGCGGATTTCCCCCATAAGCTCATGGGCCTGGGGCAGACGGTAGGCCCGGCCTTTGCCGACCTTGCGCCGGGGCTTGATCCCTTTGACTGGCTTGTTGGCATTGTGGGCGCGGTGGGCTTCCGGCTGCTGATCTACTCCAAGAGCAAGAACGCAAAGAAATTCCGGCGGGATGAGGAGTTTGGGAGCGCCCGATGGGGCGGGCCTAAAGATATAGCCCCTTTCGTCGATCCAGTCTTTGAAAACAATGTCATCCTCACCGGGACGGAGTTTCTCACCATGAACACCCGCCCAAAAAATCCGGCCAACGCCCGCAACCTCAACGCCTGTGTGATCGGCTCGTCCGGCTCCGGCAAAACCCGGTTCTGGCTCACCCCGCAGCTTCTCCAGGCCAGCGCGAAGAAAAAGGGCGGGTGCAGCTTTGTGGTGGTCGATCCAAAGGGCGGGGTTCTCTCCCAGGTGGGGGCTTTCCTACAACGGAGGGGCTATCGGATCAAGGTGTTCAATTCCATTGATTTTTCCCAAAGTATGCACTATAACCCCCTGGCGTATATCCGCAACGAGGCTGATATTCTAAAGTTTGTCGATACCCTCATAGCCAACACCAAAGGCGAGGGCAAGGAGGGTGATCCATTTTGGACAAAGGCGGAAACGCTTTTGTACTGCGCCCTTATCGCCTATATCATTTTCGAGGGCCCCGCCGAGGATCGGAATATGAATACCCTGGTGGATATGATCTCCGGCATGGAGGTGAAAGAGGACAACGAAAACTTTATGAACGCAGTGGACTATATGTTCAAGGGCCTGGAAAAGCGCAAGCCGGATTGCTTTGCGGTGAAGCAGTACAAAAAGTACAAATTAGCCAGCGGTGATATATGCTCTAAGTGACTTCTTAATCATGATTTTGTCATGGTTAGTGAAGCAATCACTTAGAGCATTTTTGTTTCAGGAGGTACAGCCATGAGAAATGAAAAAATTACCCC